ACCAACTGCTGAGTGCCCTGCGCCACAAACTGAGCGACCATCATCTGGTACGGCTGATTCGTTGCGGGATCTGTCAACGTCACATTTGGATTCTGCTGCATAAACGCTTGTTCTGCTTGCTCCTCCGCTTGTAACTGAATGTGGTTTAGCAGGTGTTTTTGTATCGATAGCTGCACATTAGGCATCTGAGAGGCCATACCGCCCGTTACAAACAACAAATGTGATTGCATGTGTGCGGCGTGGTCTTGACCCTTAAAAGCCTGTAAAGCCGTGTTTTCGAGCGTATCGATGTTTTCTTGTGCAGGGTCTTTTGGCCCGATCTCATTTGGCGTATCCGCCCGCAAGATCATGTCTGAGTTTTTTACGCCCAAAGCGTCATACACCCGACGGTATACTTCTGGGATGTTGTGAATGTCCGGAGCCTGCATGGCCATCTGTAGCTCAGTCTGAGCCAAAGCAATGCGCTGACTTTGAGAAAAAATGTTCGGGTCTGAAACCGGTAGTACGTCTACCCTTTCATCAAAATCCTCTGCTTTGACCGTCGATTCAGCCCCCGGCACCTCATACGGGTACACAGGCGGCAAACTCTCTTTCATCACACGCGCCAAGATCTTGAATTCAATCTTCATGGCGTAATGCAATCGCTTATGCACGGCGCTCATTACGCGCGTGCCTTGCTCAATCATAGCGATAGTCGTACCAACGGCGGCGTTGGGGTTGGCATCACCTACTTTCATGTCAGTAATCGTGGCAAACCGCTGCCCTGCGTCCACCACAAAGCCCAGTAGCTGAAAAAGCGTGCCGTCTGGCCCTTTGAACGGCAGTGGCATCAAACTGTCTCTGATCGTCCCTCCGGGCGCGTCAACGTCTCTGAATTCACCGGGTTGTAAGGGCGAGTCGTCGTCCCTGATCCGCAGTCCGCGTGCCTTGAAGCCCGCAGGCAGGTTAGAAAGCGTTCCTGCATCGATCAATTGACGTAGGGCAGCAGTCGCGGTGCGCGATAAACCACCTATGGTATGGATCAAACCAAGGCCGTAAAAGCCAAATCCCGGCAAAAACTTGTAATGCACAAAGTACTGAATCTTGTTCGTAAGAGGATCTTCTTCCTCATAGTTACGCCGAATCGACAATACTTTGCTGTTTTCTTCGCTGATTGTGACGATATAGGGCACTTTGATGCCAGTTTCTTCACCTTCTTCATCTTTGTTTTCATAGCCGGGTAGGTCCAGATCCGCATGAAACTCAAGCAAAGTGCAGTCGTAATCGATATTTGACGCACTCATTCCGTCAATATAGTCCGTCTCTTGCGAAATACTGTCCGTGTTCGGCTGAGAAGGCAGCACAGGCACGTCACGGTAAAATCCGCTTACTTGCTGTTTGCGCAGATCGTTCATCGATATGCGGACCACGTGCGCAATACACGGGCATGTTTGCAGGTCAGACGTCTCGTAGGGCACCACCAAGTGCTCTGCTGGCACAAATTTACTGACAGGACGACCTAGCGCGTCGTCAAAGTACACTTTCTTAAAAGTGCTGCCCGCCAGAGGCAAGTTGAACAACATCTGATCAAATTCTGGCGTGTATTCCTCCATCACGTTAGTGATGTAGTAATTCATAAAATTCTTTACGCGTGTGGCCTGCTCAGATTTAGCATGTGTGGTTGACCCAAGCACCGTCGTTCGTACCGGCCCATCCGCAGGCAATAGCTCATTGAAGGCTTGTGCTTGGAACTGCACTGCCGCTTCAGCAAGCAACGGGTGCGTGACGCCGGTAGCGCCTCTGAAAGGCTCTGTGCGCTCTTCGTAGTTGAAACCTAATAGCTCTAGGCCGTCAGAGTATGCCTCTTCCCAATCGTGTCTGGAGGCCCGGTTGGCGCTGTATTGGTCCATCAGGTCGTTGGCTACTTCAGCCAACTCTGATTCGTCCATAAACTCGGCGAGGTTATCGAAAAAGTCGTCTTCACGATCTTTGTTACGCAGCGGGTCAAAGTCAAAAGTGACACCACCGTCTTCGTCCTGCGTGATTTCGACGCCTTCAATGCTCATCGCCGCATTGGTTTCAAGGCCACTTGGTAGCGCCTCCACCTCTACAGCCAGCACATTTTCCTCGTCGAGGTTCATACCTTCTCTGTCCATCAACGAGACAGGTGGTCTATCGCCATTTGCCATAATTTTTTCCTACATGCCCACGTTTATGCCAGAAACTAATTCACCCAGAGGGCCTAAACCCTGCTGTCTACGACGCGCGTTAACGTCTCTGAGTTGTTCCACAGTCATGCCATACTGAGCCGCTATCGCTTCTTCACCCTGACGACTAAGGTAAGCATTAATACCCTCATTTCGTGCTGCTTCTTGAGCGGCGTAGTAGCCCTCAACAGGGCCGTATTTATCTTCCCATTCTTTCTTTAGACGATTGAACCGCATAGTGTTACCGATTCCACCACGGCCACTTGGTTGAGGCGGAGGTTCGGGGTAAAACCGAGTGCCGGAGGTGACTGTGCTTGCACCGGTTCCTGTCGCAGTGTCTGTGCTTTGGGTTGTGTCGTCGGTCATCACCGCGTCAGTGTCCGGGGCTTGGTAGTCCTCAACCGGTCCATACATGCGCTCGTAATTAGCAAGCGCCTCGGCAAACTCTAAGCGACCATAGCTGCCTGTAGAGTAATTCTCAGACTGCGGAGGAAGCGGTGGATCAGAAGGCGTGCTGGGCCGTGCAAAATCCAAACTCAAAAACGGCATCGCACCGGCAGCTACGGTAGGCCGGTAGATTGGCATCTGATACTCACCCTGAATGGCATCACCAAAGGGATCACCAGTAGGAGCAATTTGCATGCCAAGCGTTGGGGCATATCCGCCTGTTTGCGGGGTAATTTGATCGGAAATACCAAAGTCAACCGTTTGACCGGACAGCATTGCGGGGTCAGGTAGCTGAGGCGTTGGCGCTATAGGAGGCGGGGTAAATAACGGCTCTTCTGGCACCACGACCTCTGTGGGTGCGGGCGGGGTGTATACCGGAGGCGGTAAAGGCGTTTCCTGAACAGGTGGCGCAGCGACTGGTGGGGCAGCGACTGGTGGGGCGGAGGGTGGAGCGACTGGTGCAGGCGCAGGCGCAGGAGGCATCACTACAGGTGGAGGTGACGGCAACGGTTGAGCAATTGGCGGGGGTGGAGGTGGCGGCAACGGTTCAAGAACCGGAGTAGGTGAGACTACAACAGGGTCCGGTTGAGGAAGCGGCGCAGGAGTAGGCGCAGGAGTAGGTGCAGGAGTAAACGGAGCCGTGGGCGGTGGCGCTGTCGCCATCGCAAAAGCCTCTGGTCCGGCACCAACCTGTCTTGAAGCAGCCTTTAATCTCTCGTTGAAATCTTGATAAAGCGGCTGATTTTCCGCCAAGTAATCGCCATATTCTGGTACGAAACCTTTTTTGGTTGGGTCTCCAAAGTTGCTACGGACATCCTTCTTCGCGTCTATCAAGTATTCCCGGTAATCTTCATTTTCTTCAAAAGAAGACTCCGATCTCGGCGGCAAACCCAGTCCTCTATCAAAAAAATACTGCTGCAGCTTGGCAGTCCGTGCGTTTGAAGATAGCTGCGGTTGTACCTCGCCACCTACATTCATCCCGATTGTTCCACGTGGAACACCGGCCCCGGCTAGGGGTCCCGACGTGTTGTACTTGCTGAACAAGTTGGTCAAGCCGCTGATGTTTCTTCGTCTCATGTTGTTCACCATACCACCGTTGTAGTAACTTTGTACGGCTCCACCTTTGCTGAACTCGAAAGGCTCTGCCAAAATTCTTTCTTTTGCTTCGGGCGTTAGCTTCAAAGAGTTGACCGTAATATACATCGCATCATCGACTTCATCGGACGCCATGGCGTTGAAATCGAACCTTTCATCTCTTTCCTCATTCAGCGCGTCTTCGATATCTTCATACCTACTACTTCCCCCTGACCGAGTGATATGGACGGGCAACGATTTACCTCCCAAAGCCGGAGCAAACTCTAAATCGTATTTTTTTGCTAACTTTCGTAAGTCCGCTACCATCTTGTCGTTATACTGAGGTTTGTAGTTTTTACTGCTATGTTGAACAAACCCCGACATATCGCCGGTGACTGTGCCGAAATGATCGGCATCTAACTCCACGGCTCGGCGTAGCGACCGCTCAAGTAATTGTTGTTGTATGCGCCGAAAAAACTTTTCCGGTTTTTCGGAAGAAAAAGGAGAGGCATACAGTTCTGCTCGTATTTGTTCTCTTGCCTCTTCAATCGGAATATTGTCTTTTGTCGCACGACGACTAGCCGCGATTTCGACCGCCTGTGGAAGTTTTAGCAACGCCTTGGAGAAGTTACTCTGCAATTCGTTTACGAGGTAAGTTTTTTCGCCCGAAGCAGGATCAACGTGTTCTGTGTTTCTAACATGGCCTAAAAGGTTTGGCTTAGTCGGACGTGCAGATACGTCGTCGACCAGCAAAAACGCATCAAGGGCATCGTTTCCGTCTTTGTTTTTTACGGGGCTTGCAAAACTATGTTGTTCGTTAAAAAAACGTTCATCGCCCGCGCGGATCGGACTGTGAACAGTGATGGTTTCGATGCTGCCATCGTCATCGACGGGCAAAGAAATGCCTCTGTAGACGTTTTTAAGATCGATGCCGTATTCTAAGGGACGGTCCGCTAAATCAAATGCTAACAAAGCAGCATCACGGCTAAGTTTTCCCCCCGTCGCAGATTCTTCAAAATATCTCTCTAGATCCAAATTATCTAGATCAGCAGGAGTTGCTCCCGCTTTTTTCAAATCTGCAATGAACTGCTGGGGCGTTCCCCTAGTACGCACTAAATTACCGAGAAGCCTTTTCATTTTCGGTAACGGTTTATTGAAATTTGTAAAAATAGGTAATTCTGCACCGGCGGTGTCCCGGATTTTATCGAAAACAGGGTTTACTGGCGCAGGGATCGACAGATCTTCCCGC